CTATGGACATTTTCAGAATACAGCAGTTGCTAAGAGGTGTATTCTACAATGAACCCTTTTGATTATGTGATGGCGATTAATCTAAGTAAGAAAGACCTGATGGTAGATGACCTGACTGAGAAGGGTTATGCTCCATATATGGTAAATAGATCCCTTTCTTACTTCCCAGACACTGTTGCTGTTGCTAATGCTATGAATCAGCACTACTCTATTGACAAAAAACTACAATTTCATTTTCTGCTAAATATAGTTAGAAAGAGGAAGCGGTTCTCTAAATGGGATAAAGCGACCAAATCTGATGACGTGGATGCAGTTAAAGAGTATTATGGTTATAGCAACGAGAAAGCAAAGTCTGCTCTTAAACTCCTCACACCCGACCAAATAATAAGTATTAAGAAAAGGATCTATAAAGGTGGAAGGAATTAAATTATGGACATCGTCCGATATGTTAGAAGTTATTCTTCAAGAACCCGATGACTTCTTAAAAGTACGCGAGACTCTGACACGAATGGGTGTTGCCTCACGTAAAGAAAATAAACTGTTTCAGTCTTGTCACATTCTACACAAGCAAGGCAGATACTTCATTGTACACTTTAAAGAACTATTTCTACTAGACGGCAAGAAGTCTAATTTAGAAGAGATGGATCTACTACGAAGAAATAGTATTGCTCAGTTGTTAGCAGATTGGGGTTTAGTAAGCATCGTTGATAAAGAGATGGTTGCTGAATGCGCACCGCTAAGACAGATTAAGATTATTTCTCACAAAGAAAAGAGTGAGTGGGAGTTATGTCCCAAGTATAATATAGGTAACAAGTGACAGTAGAAGAACATATACACAGGATGGAAGAACTCTTCGGGGAACTTCCTAATCCTGATCACAGTCCAATACAGTTTCAATACTATGTTGACCTGTACAAGTTTTATACGAAACAGGGTTACTGTTAGTATAAATAAGCGCGTAGATGCGGATGGTCCGGTCTACATTTTTATCTTGCTTTTAATTAAGGAGAAGCACTATGACGAACACAACGAGTATCAAAGTACCCAGTCTATATCCACGAGCATCATTTGTGGGTTTTGACCACCTCTTCGCTGAATTAGATTTTGTCACGAGAAATGCCAAAGACACTTACCCTCCACATAACGTAGTAAAAATCAACGAGTTTGATTATGTGATAGAGATAGCAGTCGCGGGTTTTGAGATGGACGATCTTATCATTGAACAGGACGAGCGAACTTTGAACATAGCAGGCAATCAACAAAGTGTGGATGCGCCTGTTGAATACCTACACAAAGGTATTTCCACTAAAAAGTTTCAACGAACTTTTCGACTTTCCGAGTATGTTGAAGTAGTAGGAGCGACTCTGGACAAAGGTATCCTTGTAGTTAATCTAAAGGTCGAATTGCCCGCAGAGAAGCGTCCACGTAAAATTAAAATCAATTAATTTTCGTGGAGAAAAAAAGAAATGGCAACGTCTAAAGTAGACAGGGTCGGTTCTTGGTTAATAGGTTCAATGTGTACTATCGCATTGTTCGTATCAATCACAGCACTGATTTAACAGTCAAGAAAACTAGGGAGGTGAGATGCCTCCCAACTTTTAGGATGAACTAATGATTGAAGCATATATGGGAGTTGATCTAAACAATCCACTCGCAGTAAAGTACAACGAATTATCCCTCAAATCTTTTGAATGCGTATCTGACGTACTCAACATAAACGTAATACAATGTATAACACCAGATACATTATTCCCACATCTTACGTTATCAAAACATAAAGACAGATCACCACAAGAAATAGCACATATTCATTCAACCTTCAGACTCATGCGACGAATCTCTCGTGGCGAACGTCTATGGATTATGGAGCATGATGCATATTTAATCCCGGAACAGGTTGACATGTTCAGGCGTATTATGTTAAAATATACAGAGATGCCAACATGTAATATTGGTATTGCGCTTGAGTGTTACACAGTTATACCACAGATTGCAGAGATGTTTTGTGAACATGTTATTAATGACGAGATGCACAACTGTCGTGGACCTATGAGTATACTCCACTCTGTCACTGACTTTTACTGTAAAGCGAACAACAATAATCGATACAATGTTTATTGGCCGAAGAAGGGCATGGATAACAAAACAGGCGTTTCAGTTAATGTTTCTCATGCTCACACTCGACCCAGTGTAGTACTTGATAGTCCTGTTACTCAGTTAATAGATGAGAATCAAGGTTGCACAGTAACAGATAGAACTAGATTCCAAGGAAAAGAACGATACTACAATTCAAAGACACACCCAAACTTTCACTTCGTTACATTATAAATCGCTTGACTGTCCGCGCCATGTGTGTTATAATGGTGTCTTATACTATGGAGAACCTATGAACTTTTACACAAATGTGACCCGATACGGTAACAAATTACTTTATCGTGGATATGAAAACGGTGAGCGCGTAGAACTACGCATACCTTATCAACCCACAATGTATGTTACCTCACGTAAGGCGACTGGCAAATACAATACACTCTACGGTGTTCCTGTCGAACCTATGCAGTTCGATTCCATGAAAGAGGCAACTGAATTCACCAAGCAATACGAAGGTGTGAAGAACTTCGATGTTCACGGTCAGTCTAACTTCGTAACCCAATTCATTAGTGACGCATTCCCTCAAGAGGACATCAAGTGGGATCTCAGTCAAATTAACATATGCTCTATCGATATTGAGGTGAAGTCTGATCAGGGTTTCCCTAAACCTCAAGAGGCGGCACATCCTATTACCGCTATTGGTGTCAAGAACAATCAAAGCGATGTTTACACGGTATGGGGTCTTAAAGATTATGATCCAACTCTGAATGACTTAGAAGTGACGTACTTCAAGATGATTGACGAGAAGGCGTTGATTCGTGCTTTCTTGGACTGGTGGGGTGCTAACTCGCCTGACATCGTTACTGGTTGGAACTCAAAGGGTTTTGATATTCCATACCTAGTCAACCGCACTCGTAATATAATCAATGATGATGCTATTAAAGCATTCTCTCCATGGAAGTTAGTTCAAGCGAGAGAAACTAAAACTGCTTACGGTGTTGACCAGACTTATGATCTTATGGGCATTGCGCAACTCGACTACCTTGAATTGTTTAAGAAGTTCGGTAAACTGACATACGGTGAGCAAGAGTCCTACAAACTGGATCATATTGCTCAGACCATACTCGGCGAAGCAAAACTATCATACGAAGAACATGGTAATCTACACACACTATACGAGCAAGATCACCAGAAGTACATCGACTATAACATTAGAGATGTTGAGTTGATCGTGCGATTCGAAGAGAAGATGGGTCTAATTGCTCTTGCTCTTACTATGGCATACCAGTCTAAAGTAAACTATGCAGATACATTCGGCACAACTTCTATCTGGGATTCTATCATCTACAATCAGTTGATTAAGAAGAATGTTATTATTCCACCTAAACCTCCTCTGGATCACGATGTTAGTCGTATTGTTGGTGGTTACGTGAAAGAACCTCAAGTAGGATCACATAACTGGGTAACATCATTCGATTTGGCATCTCTGTATCCTAACATCATTGTGCAGTACAATATGTCACCCGAGACTATGTGCTATGACGAAGATATTCCTACCGCTATTGCCGCTAACGGTGCTTCGTTCCGCAAAGATAAAGAGGGTATTATTCCTAACGTGATTCGTAAGTTCTATGATAATCGTGTTACTATCAAGAAGAACATGCTTGCGGCACAGCAGAAGTATGAGATTGAACCCACCCATGAACTCGTGAATGAGATTGCAACGCTGAATAATCAGCAGATGGCGATTAAGATTTTGATGAACAGTCTCTACGGTGCGCTTGCTAATAAGTACTTCCGTTACTTCGATCAGCGTATCGCCGAGGGTGTTACTATGTCTGGTCAACGTGCTATCAAGGTAGCAGAGGTAGCAGTCAATGACGAGATGAACAATCTCCTCAAAGATAAGAAAGATTATGTTATTGCTATGGATACTGACTCCTTGTATATCAACATGGAATCTTTGGTGACGAAGTTCTCGCCTGCTGATCCTGTTAAGTTTCTTGATAAGATATGCGGTGAACATTTCGAGAAAGTTATTGCTGGCGCATATGACAAACTAGCGAACGACACTGGTGCATACATCAATCGCATGGTGATGGAGCGAGAAGTTATTGCTGATCGTGGTATCTGGTTGGCGAAGAAGCGTTACATCCTAAATGTACATAACAACGAGGGTGTCCAATACGCAGAACCCAAACTCAAGATGATGGGTATCGAAGCAATCAAGTCATCCACTCCTATGGTCTGTCGTAAGAAGTTCAAAGAAGTCTTTAAGGTTATCATCGAAGGTACAGAAGAAGATACCCAGAAGTTTATTGCAGACTTCAGAAGCGAGTTTAGTTCTCTCAATCCCGAAGATGTTGCATTCCCCAGAGGCATCTCGGATCTTACTAAGTATAAGGATAGAAAGAATATTTATGGTAAGGGCACTCCAATTCATGTTCGTGGCGCCCTTCTATATAATCACTACGTAAAGAAAGCAGGAATGACTGACAAATACGAGACGGTTAAAGATGGTGAAAAGATTAAGTTTATCTACCTGAAACAACCTAATCGTATTAAAGAGAATGTTATTTCATTCCCAACTACTTTACCAAAAGAACTTGGACTTCATCCTCAGATTGATTACAATTTACAGTATGAGAAGACTTTTCTTTCACCACTTGAACCCATTCTGGCGGCAGTCGGATGGAGTTCTGAACCAAGAGCATCACTAGAGGATTTCTTTTAATGAAATTAGATCATCTGTCATTCCCCGACATAGGTTGGGGTTATATGCCACCCACAAAGCAAGTGTTTGCCGCATTTGAGTTTGTGCAAGAACATTATAAACCAAAGTCTGTATTGGAGATTGGGTTTCATATTGGTCATTCAACTACTTACCAGTTAGACATATACAAGGATGCAAGAATTGTTGGTGTATCTCCTGACAATGAAGTAATTGGTAAACCAGGTGATTGCACCGATCCTCAGATTAGACGGGATATGGTAGGGATTCTGAATGAGTTATACATCAATCGATTCACTTGGGTGCCAGGTAGAACGAAGGACGTTAAAGGTAAATTGGTCGATGAGTATGTATTCGACTTTGCGTTGGTTGATGGCAATCATGCAGAAGCGGCGGCACTCTATGACATGGAAGTTATCTACGAGTTAGCGATTCCTAATCTACTGATAGACAACTGGGACCAAGCGCCAGTAAAGTCTGCTGTAATCAAACATGGCAAGTATGAACTGGTAAAGGAGTTCGACTATGACCAGACGTTCAAAGGAAAGACTCAGACCAATCAGATGGGACTATTAACTCTTAAAAAATAATGGTTGCATTCTGAAATTAACTGTGTTATAATACATACTATGAAATACGAACTGACAATATTCCAATCTGCATTCGACAATAAGACTCACCGCAAGGCATCTTTTGATACTTGGGATGAGTTTGTTGGATTACTAGAAGCACTCTCAACTAAATATGGAGAAAAAGGTGGTAAAAACTCATCCGCTCTTATCAGTCCTGCCATTTTCGCAGACGGCACAACACGTAGCAACGTCAATACTTTACATTGGGGAGGTTGGTGTGCAGTTGATGTTGATAAGCATAGTTTCCTTCCTGACTTGGACATTCTAAAGAATGAACTTATCACTCGATTTAGCGATCTGGACTTCGTGTGCTATTCTACTGCTAGTTCTCGCGACGACTATTATAAGTTCCGTCTTGTCTTCAGAGTTGCAGAGACTATCCCAAATGATAAAATCAAGTCGTTTTGGTACGCCCTCAATACCGATATTGGAGAAATCGGTGACCCTCAGACTAAGGATCTTGCAAGGATGTATTACATTCCTGCGGTGTACCCAGGTGCTAATAATTTTTTCTTCAAGCATTCTGGTGGTAGCGGCATTGATCCAACTGCTCTTATAAGTAAACATCCATACGTTACAAAGACCGGCAATTCTTTTCTGGACAGATTGCCCGAAGAAATGCAACAAGCAGTAATACAGCATCGTAAAAATTCGATGACTGCAACAAACATCTCATGGACAGATTATCGCGACTGTCCATTCTTTCCGAAGCGTCTTGCTATAGAATATGGTTCGATTGCTGAGGGAGGGTGGTATCACAAGATGTATCAAATAATGGTTGCTACAGCAGGTACGGCAATCAAGCGAGGTTATCCTATCACTGCCAAGCAAGTTGCAGATTTATGCAGACAACTTGACAATGACAATGGAAAATGGTATACTACTAGACCGCTAGAAGTTGAAGCGGATCGAGCAGTTGAATATGCGTATAGAAATAATTAATTTAATGAAAGGTAAAAATGTATGAGTGATATAAGCGAAGGTGAATTGGTAGACGGATCAGAAGAGTTGAATGCAACCATTCACTCAGAACAGTTGACCGAAGAACAGGCAGCAATGATTCAAGCGGGTAAGGGAGAAGAAGTGACACGACAGTTAGAAAATCAAGCGGCAGCGAAAGAATCGGGCGGTGGTGAACAACAGAAGATTCGTATTGGTGTTGTCGGTGACAATGCAGTCGCTCAAGCAATGCAATTAGCATTCGATGTTAAGTCAGTAGAGACTATGCACGTTTCTGGACTAGAGGGTATCGACGATCTAGTTGATTGGAAACCAGGGATCACATTCTTATGTACTCCGGTTCCTCTATTGAAGAATGATTCAGTGGATGATGCCGAACTTATCAACATGACTAACAAGTTGATTCGTGGTTGTGGCAGTGGTGTATGTATCAAGACTAGCATCAATATCGAAACTATTGAGCGTCTGATTAAAGCATTATCGTATGAAATTATGGTAAAGAAAGTTACATACAATCCTGTTATGGGTGATGATACTGACATTGGTAACATTCTATCTCCTGAAGTAGAGTATTTCGGTGGTGATCCAGCAGTTATTCCAGAGCATATGAAGATTATTCAACACACTAGTGTATTTTCTGCACAGCAGGTTATTACTGGTTCTATCTTCGAAGTTGCATATGCTAAGTTGGCAGTAGCAGGTTTCAAAGCAGTGAAGCAAACATACTTTAATCAGTTGCATGATGCAATTATGGACACCGGTGGTGCTAATCCATCTATCGTTCGCCGTATGATTGAGAAAGCGCCTGAACTGATTGATCGTTCTGTAATGATTCCGACGTTCATTCGTGGTCGTACTGATGCTGGTATTAGTTACAAGCAAGCGCGATCCTTTGGCGGAGAGTTCGAGAACGATGTTCGTATGTTCGCCAGCACGACTGATAAGTTGCCCTTATTGGATGAATGTATTAACTACAAAAATCTGAAGGATTAATATATGTCTGTTATGGATAAATTGAAAAAGAACTCAAAGATTAAGGGCACCAATGTGTTGTCCAAGTCCGAGTTCTTCGGTGAGAAAGAGATGTGTTCTATTGATGTGCCCATGTTAAATGTGGCACTATCAGGTAAACTTGATGGTGGTTTGGTGTCTGGCATGACTGTACTTGCTGGTCCATCGAAGCACTTCAAGACATCATTTGCTTTAAAGATTGCCTCTGCTTATCTGAAATCAGATCCTGAAGCAATCATGTTGTTCTATGATTCTGAGTTTGGTTCACCGCAGTCGTACTTCACTGCATTCGGCATCGATGTGGATCGTGTACTCCATACTCCTATTCGTAATGTCGAAGAACTGAAGTTTGATTTG